GGCCCAGTAACGTCATCACAGCTTCCATCCCGCGCCAGAAGTAGTCACCCTTACAGTCAGGGCAGAAGTCATGTCCGCACTCCGGACAGTGGACAACAGCCGCGATCCTGCCGCACAGGCAGCAAGGCGAGCCGTGGTCATCGTCGGCCCATGTCGACATAGACTTTCCCGCGCCGCTTCTTGCTCACATCCTTGTATTCCAGACTGTTCCGGCTCATGATCTGCCGCCGCTCATGTCTGGTCGTGATGTGAACCGGGTCGGCAGCCAGATGCTCGTCCCAGTACGGTTCTAAAGGATCTTCTCCGAAATGGCTGGATGTCCGGCATGGGTCACAGTCCCACCAAGGCGTAATGCCATGCTCGCACTTCATTTGTTTTTCTCGCTTTGAATCCTCTGCCAGACCAGTTCTTGTATGTGCTGAGAGGTCTTTGTCCTAGCGGAGGCCGGCACGACATTAGGATTTTTGGTTCTGAAGTCATAGACGAGTTCGGTAGCGATGCCCTGACGACGATACTTTGGACTTACAACTAACTCGGAGCCATTATAAGAAGCTACTGGGGTATCACCGTCCATCACTACATAGCCGCGGATTCCACGTTTAATCGTGAGTCCGTTTATGAACGGCTCAGACGGTGCCATGAAGGCACTCAGTCCAAGTCTAGGTTTCAATTCGCTAGCATTGCGTTTCGGAGTAATCGTCGGATGACCCATAAATTCTTCTCGGGTCAGTTCCTGAATTGTCTTTCCTCGACCCCATTTACTCCCAGGTGGTCTCGCTTCGACAGAGTGCGGTCCGATCCCCGGCAGAGATTCCACACCCGCAGATAACAGAATGTTGGCTAGTCCAGTCTGCACATCTCCTGTACCAGCCTCGCCCGGTAGGAACTCGCCCGGATGGCGCCGCTGACCCTCAATCACGTCCGGCAATCCGGGAGGCGCCTGAACTGCTGACATCATGGACTGGAACCGATCCATCTTCGGTGCAGTCTGGCCCTGCAACTGCGCCAGTAGTGCCTGAAGTGGAACGGAAGCCATTATTGCATCATCCCCTCAGGCGGCCCGGGAATGAGCTGTGGAGGCTGCGGAACGGCCGCCCCAGGCCCCGCCGGACCCGGACCGCCAGGCATCGGAGCCACGCCCGGAGGCCCTCCCTGCTTTGCCTGCAAAGCCTGCATCTCCATCTGAGCCTTGGCAGCCAGAGCCTTGCCGATGGCCATCTGATCCTTCGCGTTCTTAATCCCGTTCAGGTCTAACGTCCTCTTGAGCAGTTCGGGACTCATAGCCAGCAACGGAGCCACGGCAGGATTGCTGATCAGGTTCAAGGTCTGCATCCACTGCGCCTGTTTCTCCTGCTCGGAAACAGGGCTCATGCTCTCGACATCCACGGAGATGTCCCACCGCAGCCCCTCGCTGGCCTCGGCTAAAGCCTGCTGGGTGATCTGCTGGTGCATCCCGGCAATCATCATCGCGTCCTGTTGGAACGCAGGCGAATACGGGTCAGAATTCAGCATGATCCAGCGGTCAAGCGTCATCTTGTCGATAGCAAGCAGCACCATCTCTCGGATGATCGCGCCCAGCCATTCGGCCACTAGATGCCGATCGAACGACTCCTGGATGCCCTGCCGCTGGTTCATGATCGCGGCCTGCGTCGCCGTGTCACTCGCGGCCACCTGCCGGCTCTCGCCGGACATCCCGCTCAGCTCGTCAAACTCAGCCTTGCTCAGCGTCAGGCTCTGGAGCGCCGAATCAGACATGGCAGGCTGCAAGACGGGGCTGATCACGTCCGGGCCGGCGTTGTTCTGGCGCATGATCCAGGTGTTCGGCTCGTTAGACTCGAACTTCTCCAGTTCCTCCGGAAGCACGCCTTGCGTGTCTACCGTGTAACGTGGGACGCGGGTCTGGCGCTGAATCCTGAGGAACTCTCGAGAGTCGTTGTACTCGTCCTGTGCCCCGAGTAGGTTGAAGATCAGAGGGATAGGCCGGAACCGATCCGGCTCGACCTCAAACCGCAGGAAGAACAGCGGACGCCGCTCATACGATGCCTTCAGCAAGGGCTTCTTGTGCCCCTCAGCGAAGACGTATCGCACCTTGGCCCGCTGATCCCAGATCTTGTATAGCTTGATGTCCTGATTCGACGTGTCGTCCGAACTCCGCTCCCGGTCCTCGCCACCTGACGCCTTCAGGTCGGTGGTATTGCTGTATGCCGGGGCCTTCTTCACGTCCTGAAGAGGCATGTACTCCCAGTAACCAAGCCAATCCAGCTCGTCCACGCACGTCGACTCAGGAGCCGCGATCAGCACCTGCCGAGGGGGGATTCTGCGAGTCCAGAACCACTCATCACTCACGATCTGGTCCGGTTGCTCGTCCGGATCTGGCGGCTTCGCCTCTACCCCTTCCGTGTTCTCCTGTTCCTGAAGCGGAGGGGCCTGCTCCTTCAGCGCCGGGTTCTCGATGAAATCGGCGCTGTACCCGACTTCGATACACCCAAACGCCCAATGCGCCTCCTTTAGCGCGACCAGGGTCTGCTCCTTCAGCCCAGCCTTCGGATCACGAACCAGAGCGTTGGCCGTGTCCTGGATCAGCTGCGCCTTGTCGTCTACCGTCTCCGCGGGAGTGTCGGACTTGGCTGGGCTCGCTACCACTCTTGCGAAAGGATAGTAGAAGTACAGGCTGGGAATGCGCGTCCGGATCGCTGGAAGGATTCGGTTCACCTGAGCCTTGCGATTCCCAGGCGGCCCAACATCCTCACGCTGTAACCCGGCCCAGTATTCACGGCATCGGACTACCTCGTACGTCTCCTCCCACTTGTCGCGAGCCTTCTCAGCGTCTTTGACACGCTTCATCCATAGCTTGACGACCTTGTCCGGCTCGCTTGGCATTTACTTCTCCTGATCCTGCCTCCGCAAGGCGCATACGAACAACTGGTAGGAATCAACGGCCGCGGATGCTCTCGCGGCGGCTTGTATTGCTTCGTTCTCGTCCACCTGAAACCCAAAACGCTGAATAGACAGTGCGAACGCGGCGGCCCAGATGAGGCCCGCATAAGTTTCGTCGCTGACGACCTTGTCCGGCTCGCTGGTGGGGGGCATTCGCTATCCCTTCTGCGTGCTGCGTTCGCTCCTACGCTCTTGTCGCTCTTGCTCGAGCGCCTCGACACGGCTGAACAGCTCGATCACAGCCTGCTCGGTAATCGCAGCTTGGAGCGGTGGCCGGCTCTCCTGCCAGTTATCAGACCGGTACTGCTTCTCCTTCTCGCTCAGTTCACGCCGCTTAGCATGCCAACTCTTGTTGTCCACTACTTTCCACCCTTCTTCGGTTTCCAACCAGTCTTCCTCATGGCTCCATAGACGTACTTGTCCGCTCGGGCTCCAGTCAGCCCCTTTTTCGCAGCCTCACGCTTCAACGCAGCTTCCATCTTCTTAGGCATCTAGTACCATCCTTCCTTCACCCTCACTGCTCGCTCACATGGATTGCCGGGCTAGCCCCGCACGCTCCACAGACATACTCACCTGCTCGCTTCCGAAGGTCATCCAGTACTTCTAGCGCCTTCTCAACATCCCGCCATTCTGAGTCCACCCCATTTGCGACGTGATCCCTGAGTAGTTCTTCCCAACGCTCCATTCAGTACCATCCTTCCTTTACTCGCATACCCTTCCTTCTCTGAGCCGTCTTCTTCATGTAGTTACTGTACCCCTGGAACGTGAACAGGCCAGGAGACTTCGCCGGCTCACGCTGCACAGAAGGCCGGGAGATGACGAAGTACTTGAGCGCATCGAACGCGTGGTCAGGTACGGTGTCGTCCCGGTCGTCAGAGTAGACATCGCGCCCACCCGCTTCCTCGATCTTGACCCGCTTTTGGCTCTTGAGTTCCAAGATCACCCGGTCACACCCGTTCGGGTAGTCGCTCGACTTCCTGACGAAGTATAACCTAGGCGCACCCTTTTCCCGTGTAACTGGATGCGTGTGCTCGGGATCTACCCTGAGATATTCCTTGATCCTTGACCGGCTAGGCATTTCGGCATTGTCGGCCGGCGCCCAGAACAGAGCCGTCTGCCGAGGTAGAACCATGGCGTCGCTGTACTCGTCTGCAATCGACCACTTGCCCCCGAACTTCTGCGCCGTCTTGTGGAAGATCGACGGGTCAGCCAACTGGGTTCGGTAGTTCTCCAGGCCGCTCAGGGCTACGATCGCCTTCCTGTGGTCTGAGACGAGCGCATTGGCCACGTAGTATTCCCGATAGAGGAAGATATTCCCGTCCCCGTCTGTAGCCTCCCAGAGGCATGCTGTAGGGGCAGAGTCGCCGTGGTCAAGGCTTCGGTGCAGGTGCATGCCCTGGATCTTGGCCAGCAGCTCAGGTGTGGCCTCCAGATAGCTAAGCGGGTCGACTGTGAAGATCCGGCCCTCTGGATTGCCCCACTCGCCGCGGACGAACCTGCGTACGAACTCGTCGTCCTTGTTGAGCAGGGCGGCCAGGTTCTCCTGGGGCAAGAACTTGTTCGACCGGGAATCGGCCACGATACACGCATAGCCCTTCGCCTTCCAGAACTCCCGCTGAGGAGACTCGTCGGCAAACCGCTCGTACAACCAGTGGAGCTCGTCGGTGGGGTTAGCGGTAGCCCACAGGTAACGCGGCGGCATGACCTCGAGTTGAGTCCACCGGCCCACCCGGGCGTCGATCGTATCCCAGGTCTTTTCGGAGATCTCCTCGGCCTGGTCTACGAAGGCCCCGTTTATTTCCAGCCCCTGAAGCACGCCTAGGCTCCCAGGCGTGTCTAAACCGAGGAAGTGGACTTGTGACCCGTTCTGGAACTGCCGCGTGCCGTCCTGGTCATTCCTGCCCGCTAGAGCCTCAGGCGGAGTCATGCTGTCGAAGGTGATCATCGTCGTGGCCTTGAGCTGCTTGAACACCCTACGAATGATCGCCCACCTCGAGCCCGGGTACTTGCTGGCCAGCCGGTGCAACTTGACGCACGCACCGTAAGTCTTTGCGCTGCCGTAGCCTCCCAGCATCAACGTTGGATGAGGCCCGGCCAGGGCAAACTCACGCTGCTGCGGGCTGGCCCAGTCAACCTGCACTACTTCCCCTTCTGCGCCAGATCATTAGTCAGGCCGTAAAGCACGTCCAGGTCATGCCTTAGCTCGTTCACATCCTTCCTCAACATCTTCACCTCGACGTAAGTCTGGAATGCAGACGCTAGGATAGCTATGAGCAGGGCCGTTACTACAGATTGGAAGATGTTCCGCGTCATAGACTCGCTAGTCTTCGGCAACGTCGTCCCCGGCCGGCAGCAACCAGCCCGTCTTGGTCGTCACGTCCAGGCTCTGGTTAGGCTTCCCAAACGCAAACTCTGCTGCCTTGAAGAAGTACTCGGGCCGCTCCCGCAGGAACTTGTGGACAATCTCTTGGTTCTGAGGGTCCTCGCAGAACGCCTGCATCAGCTGCTTCCACGGTAGGCTGGCCTTGTTCGGCGTTCCCTTACGGCGCCCAGCATTAGGAGGTCTGGGCTTTCCTTTTGGCCAAGGCAAAGTTATCGATCCTTACTTTCTCTTCTTCTTCTTTTTGCTACAAGCCATTGGTTTCACTCCAGTTACCAGAAGAACAGGCGGACGGTTGCGGTTTCGCCTGACGCACAGACGATGCTGATCGCCTTGATTCCGCCGGACTTGCTGAACGCGAAGCCCTCCCCGGCGTCGATCTCATGGTCACTCGAGGTCGCAGCTACAACAGTTTCGCCGGGCTCGAAGATGCGGACGTAGATCTCGTTGCCTCCCGTGTTGTTGACCACTGTAAGATCCTTGGCATTGATGGTGACGGTCTGGGCGCCTGCGTTGGCGCTGACCGTTTGGCCTTGGAGTTCGGCGTGGCCCAGCCCAGCCATCAGGCCAAGGAGGGCGAGGGCGAAGGCAAGTCTCTTCATGTACTTCTCCTATTGGACGG